AGATTTGTTGGTAATGCTGTTCCACTAGTTCGAGTAAAAGTATTTGCTGAAGCAGCAAAATTTCCCGTAGTGGTTGTTGCGTCGTCAAAATCTGTTACGTTAATAACAGCGTCGATAACGTATTGATTACCCATAACAAATGGTTTATCAGAACCTAAATGGTCACTAATTAGTGTTACTGTGCTAGTCATCTTTTTTCACACTCACTGTAGGTTAGTAATTTTACCTTGACCCTTGAAATAAGTACAAACGATTTCACCAATTGTTCGGTAAAGTCCTCTGTTTCCAAGTTTGCCTACACCGAATGGGTCGCCAGCGTCAATACCGCCCTCGAAATATTCAGTGGGTTTTAGAGTACATAGGAAAATATGGTCTGTATCAAGAATCATAATATCTGATAATCCACTTCCAGAGCCAGTGCTTCCCATTTCCTTACAAGGAATAATTGGAATATCATGGTATGTTGCTACCTTGAATCCAATTTCTCGACCTTTAACACCACGAACACCATTATGAGTAGGAACAATTTCTGTTCGTCCCATAAATCGTTCTTGAGATTGTAGCAATTCACCCAAAGCCTGAATAGTATCATACCCAGTTAAAATAACCTTTGGTGAACCTCCACGAATCTGCAACTCGCGTAATGCTGTATTTAACAAGTTAAGAGTTAATGGTCGCCTTGAAGCATATGAAGAACCGTAGTCAACATATGCGTTTAGCCAATCAGCACCAGAAGATGCTCGGTCATGACCATAAAGACGTATTAATTCTTCAGCAGCAGTTTGTGTTCCAGTAATAATTACTCCACCGTCCATAGCGTCAATTTCTGCATAGTTAGAAACAATCTTATACAAAGATGTTAGATTGTTAGCAATTCCGCTAATTGGTGTAGAACTGCTAAATTGTGATTCAAGAGGCATAAGAGCCATATGATTCATAACTTCTGCGTGAGAAACACCTATTTCTTCACGGTAAGCAGCCATAATATCGCCAATACCATCATCAATCTTAGCCATAGCAGCGGCAAGTTCTGAAATTTCGAACTGATGTGCAACGGTTTTTGGGCTAGCATACATTACATCATAAACAGGCTTTAATGGACTTAATCCATCAGTAGCACTTGTTGTAAATGCTGCATTTTCTGCTACACCACCAATTGCACCTTCTGTTAAAGAACCGTGACCGGTTCCACCAGAGGTGCTCCAAACATCAGCACCTCCACCAATTGCACGTTCTTTTAAGATACGCCAACCGGAGGAACTCCAAGGTTTCTTAGGTAAAATACTTAATGCGTTAATTTCGCGGTTAAGCATTGACCAAACTTTCTGTCCGTAAATATGGTTGTAAAGCCCACTACCGTTAAAAGCAGATTGAAGAGTTACATCGTGAGCAGAATGAATACCTGATTCAATACCTGCTCCCTTTAGCAACTGCATTCCACCAACACTACCGTAGGTTGCTCGTTCTAAATCCTGAATTGTTCTAATTGTGTTTACACTCATTTATATCACTCCTGCAAATCACGGACTAAAGCGTTAACTTCTTCCCATGATAGTTCTCCGACATTCTGCATCTTTAACAACATTTCTTCGCTTAACTGAGGTCCAGCAGCAACTTTTTCAACTTGCTTTGTAATAACTTCATTATTACTTTCTAGCGACTTGCGTAATTCTGCAAATTCGTTCTTAAGAGCAGTAACTTCTGCTGCGGCATCATAATTAGCCTTAGCAATATCTGCTGCTTCCGCTTTTAATTCCTGTTGGTATAAAGCCTCAAATTGGTCTTTTACCACATCATAAGCGCGGGCTTCTTCTTTTTCTAACTTAAATTGTTCATAAGCCTTTGCGAGGGTTTCCTCGCTTAAGTCCAAACTCGAAATTGAGTCCGACTTTCTAGTAACGAAATTTTTAAATTCGCCACTATAGCGTCCAGTTAATGCTCCATCAATGCGTGACTGACCAGTTTCGTTGTGTCCATATACTACGGACTCAGCCTTATTTTCCATCATATCTTCCTCGTCATCTAACATTTCTTCGTCATCACTTTCTGCTTTATTATACATAAGGTTCTCTTCTTCATCTCCAGCAACTTCCATCATTTCTTCATCATCCATCATGGCTTCTTCTAGAGAATCGTCTTTCTTAATTTCAACTTGGTTTCGCAGTGCTGCTACTACGTCGTTGAATTCTTCTAATGCTTTTGCAATTTCTTCCGACATTTTATCATCTCTTTTGTTTTCTTTAACAATATCAAATTTCGCTTCGGGGTTTATGCCTTCTTCACAAATCGTTACTTCGTGTAACTCCAACTTATCTATCTCTTTATATGTTCCAACATCGGGGTCGTATCTATTCGACTTGTGAAGGGCTTGACCTCCGATACTAAAAGAACGTAAATTCCCCCTACGAATTTCACGTCCTACTTCTCTCGCTTTTTCAATATCATCACGAAGTTTAATAACTACAAAAAGTCCTGTATCATCAACTTGTGTTTTTAATACATTACCTTTTGAGTCCGTCCAATTATCTATCACTTCTCCTACTTGCACATTGGAATGCGTTATCATAACATTTTTATATTCACCTTTCATAAATTTATCTGATGCATCTTTTAGTGCATCTAAGGTAATTAAATCGTTTTGCTTATCTACAACATCAACAGATGCGTAGCCAGCAATAACTAAAGGCTCGTTATTTCTAGCCTTTAAAATGACCAGTTCACTACCGGCCCCAAAATGACTCCCTAGCATATGTGTGCTTAAGGCCATAATAGACGATTAATCATATATACTATATAAAGTTAATCAGAAAACTTGAGTTTTTTATACTTATCGTCGTAGATATTTACTAATCCTTCGTCACTAGTTTTGCTTGTGGGTTTTGTTTTATAACCAGTCCAAACAATCCATTTATTACTGTCTGCTATAGGCACTACCCTAAAGTGTATTTTCCCATCATACATTTTTGAGTCAATTATGTATTCGTGATAACCGTCCCGTTGACTTCCAATTACAGCACCACCCTTAGATATAATTTTTACTTTGTCTGCAGAATCGTCTATTTGTGCTAAAAATTTATCTGCTTTACCAAATAAGTTATACAAATCAATATCTTCGTCTTGTTCTATTCTCCAAACTAATTCTTTACCTTTGTGTTTAATAATAAAATTAAGGTTTTTATCCTTTCTACGCCACAATTCAAAGGTGGTTGCTTCTTCTTTAAGTTCTATTTTATCATCATTATAAAATTTACGAGAGGTTTTATCATATAAAATACCATAAGCATTACCTCTTTCACGCATAAAGTTAGTAACGTCTTTTTCTAGTTCTTCTCCTTTAGATTTAAATAATCTAGATAGTACGTTATTCATGTTTTTAGCACGATTAATTATATCCTTTGCAGTTACAGATGATTTATCTTGGGTCATATTACTAACTAAAGTCATTAACATAGCACTATCTTTATGGTATACATTACCTAATTCTTCTTTCCATAGGTCTAAATCTATCATAGCATTTTTAGCCATCAAATTATTATTCTCGAACCCATAAAACATAAAACCTTCCATTGATGTAGAACCTTTAATAATTGCTTCACCATGAATATTATCTGTAAGAATATATGATTTTTTAAGTGCTTCTACAGTGTATTCTGATAACATTTTCTTATTACCTTCTGATAAGAACTTAAGAGTAATAATTCTTTCTGCTTCTGTTACTTCAGGTATTTCAATAAACTTAGCAGAATAAATAGAGAAGCCATTTTTCTTTGATTGAACTTCATCTACTTTAACTCTAATAATATCTCCTACTTTTACTTCTTCTGTTGTATTTAGCGCCTTTCCTACGTTTAGGTATCTTTTACCTTCACGTTCTATTACCGGTTTATATTGGTCGTCATCATCCATCGGGCCAGCACCTAATGTATAACTATATGTTCCGTTTTTATTTTCTCTTGCTTCTAATACCATTAAATCTAAATCTACAAATTTTTTCCATTTAACCCATTTAGGGTTTTTCTTTTTACCAACGATATATGATGACTTAGCATCCTTAATAACAACACCTTCTGAGGTAGGATTCTCCATTATTTCTTTTGCGTAATCTTCAATATCTTCATATGAATCTGCAGAACGTGTATCTCGTTTTGATGGGAATTGTATATGGTCGTCGCTAAGAGCAGAATATTCTTTAAATAAAGTCATAATTCTCTCTTCTAGTTTTTTAAAGTAAATATCTTCCCCTTGATGACGAAGTATATCAAATACATGAATTTTAATATCTGCCTTTCCTTCTTTTCTATTAATGTATGCTAGGGTTTCCGCCCTATGAAGTGGTTCATCGTCTTTGTAAATAACTGCCTCGGCATCTAAAATACATTTAGGAAAAGCATCCTGCTCTAATCTTTTAACCTGTTTTGGAAATTTATCTGTAATATCATTACCGTTAAATGAATAAATCTTAACAGATTTTAATTTGTGAATCTGTATACGTAACCCATCAAATTTTTCTTGTACAATCCATTCTCCGGTAAAACCTTTAAGTTCTTTTAAATCATCAATCTCAAATATTCTATACATTGGTTTATTTGGTATAACAAAAGTATTTAATTTTGTTTGGTCTTCTTTTAATATAGTACGAGTGTTGGCTATTTCCTGTAATACGTCTAATACTAATTTAGCATGAGATGTGGTAACATCCTTTGCTTGTTTTAATCTAGTAAGAGGTATTCTTAGTTCTATAATAGATTTGAAATTTTCGTCTTCGGTTAGTAGGTCTTCTATTTCTGATATTAAATTAGCCCACTCCCCACCGTATGTTTTTGGGTCTTCTTTTGCTGTTAGATATAATAAGCGACATTCATTATATTTGGGCATCCATTTATTACCCATAAGCGACATCTCCTGTAGTATCTTTTGATATGGCGCGTATCATTCTATTTATTAAATCTTGTTCAGTAGACAGATATTCCTCTACTAAATCTGTTAAATCTTTGTCGCCGCTAATATGTCTAATTCCAACATTCATGTTAGGGAATGTAAAATTTAAATAAAAGATAGCAGAATGTTCTTCTAGGGTTACTTTGAAGTTTTTAGGATATTTAAAATCATCACCTATAGTAAATTCAGACCATTGAACACCGGCATTTTCTAATGTTATTCCTTCTTCTGCTAAATCTTTAGCAAGAATAGTTATAACCTTTGCGTGTTCTTCATTGGATAATTTTCTCTTTAGAATAATTTTCCAATCCACATTAAACCACCTAGTATAGTTCTTCTGTTGGTTTATCGTCATCTGCTGGTCTATTGGCTACCTTTGCTGAAACTTCTGTTGATGCTTCTTGCTCTACTAATTTACCTAGAAGTTTATTAACTGATTCTACTTGTTGTGCTATTGCTTTAAATGAAGCAGCCATTTGAGGTAGAGTTTCTTTTACTGTAGGTTTATCTTCACCCATTTTTGGCCCTCTATCCATAGGTCCGGCTTCATCTTCCATAGGTTCACGGTCTGCACCACGCTTAACATATTTTTGTCCAGTTAAATCTCTATCGAGTTCTTTATCACCAAAAGCCTTTTTCATAGTTATAGGCTTATTTGGTTTTGCTGCACCACGAGGAATAGAACGTGGGCCTAATGGACCATCATCAAATTGTACTCCAAACACATCTACTTTTTTAGATTTTGGTTTGTTAACTTTTACATCTTCTGCGTGTTCATCAGGGTCTACAGGACTTCCTAAATGATTACTAATCAGTGTTGTTAAATCTCTTAATTGTGATAGAGCCATAGATACTTTCTTTTCAGCATCACTTTGTTCTGCCCTATGTGCGCTTAAATTTTCATTTTCTCCTAAGTTATTATAATCCATATTATTCACCGTTGATTTTCTTTACCATATTATCCAGTTCGTTCCAATCCATTTTTGCAATCATATCTGCATCGGGTAATGAATTACCTGTCTGAATAAAAGGAGTTTGTGTTTCGGCCTTAACTAGACCTGATTTCATAAGGATATTATCCGTGGAATAGACCATCGCTTCTAAACTCTTAACGCGGTCAACTAATTCTTTTAGTAATAATTGTAAGTCGTTGTCTTCACTCATTATCGTCACCTGTCTTTGGGTAGATTACTTCTCTAATTGATTTATATAGTTTTTCATATTCACGGCGTAGTTTTACTGCCCGCTTCACTACCATTAGATTCTCATCCTCGTATTTAAGGATGCGCTTTTTAAGCCCCTTATTTTCATTAACAACACCGAGGGACTTTAATACTGTAATAAGTTCTCCTAACTTGAGAACGTCTTCGTTAAAGTATTCTGTTGGGTGTGCTAGTTGTAATAGTGTTTTTACTAATCTTTTGTCTTTTTTGTTTAGTTCATTAAGAATCATACCTGTGTCTTCTTTAACAATTGTGTCGGACGTGACTCCTAATTCAGTTAATAACGTATCTAGTGCTTTTTTTGTTCCTTCTCTTATATCTTTAAATGGGTCCGTTATGTCTGTTCCATAGCGAAGTCGTGCGGCCTCTATTTCTTCGTCGGTAAACGGTTGTCCCTTTTTAGGACCCTCAATATGTATTGGGCGTTGTGATTCTTTCTTTCTTTTCTTTCCACTTGTGGCGTCAAAAAGTACTAATGCTTGCTGGTGTGATTGTAATTTATTCTTAAGGTCGGTTTCTTCTTTCGACGATAGCACCTCATCCTCAAGTTCACTTATTTTTTCAGGTGTGAGTTTAATATCTCTACCCTTTGATTTGGCTCTTTCAATAGCACCTAATTTTTTCTTAGCCCTTTGTGAATCTTTTAATTTCTTTTCGGTTTCATTATATTCTTTTTCTGATAAATATTTTGGGTCTATTTTTGCAGTAGCATCTCTAGCCCTTTTAGGAAGTGGTGTTCCTCTAATTCTTTCACTCAGTTCTTGTTCTTCTGGACCAAAGGCAGGAATGAATTTAATATTTAGTTCTTCTTTTGTTTTGTTAAATCGTTCGTTTAATTCTTGTGTTCTATCTACTGGTTTTTCTATACCATCAACAACAGTTTCAACTTCTCCTATATTTATTCCAACACCAGCAATATTTGCTAGAGATTCACTTATATCTTTAAGTTCTTTTTGACCTGATGCAACATCTTGAGCGTCAGCCTTACCTCTTTCTTTCATATATTCCAATTGCGCTCTTTTGTTTTCTTCAATTTCTTGTAATAGTTGGTCAAACTCTTTTTCTTTTTGAGCCATTATTTTACGTTCTTGCTTGAGTTTTTCTCTTTCTGGTCTAGTTAAAATTTCTCTTGTTTCAGCAAAGGTTTGGTTATTTTTTAATCC